GTTACCTCGTTTTCGCAGCTCATGGGAACATGCCTTTATGCGTTTTGTTGACAACAACGATCAAGTTCTGCAATGGGCAAGCGAAAGCATAGCCATACCTTATCGCAATCCAATAACCGGTAAGATGAGCCAATACATTCCGGATTTCCTTATAACATATCGCACTCGAAACAATACTGTGCGGGCCGAATTAATCGAAATCAAACCTAAAAAACAAAGCATAGTTGAAAGTAAAATGAGCAATAGAGACCGTGCAGTGGTGGCAATTAACTACGCCAAATGGCACGAGGCAACAAAATGGGCCCAACGTAATGGCATGACCTTCCGGGTAATCACAGAAGATCAAATGTTCCATCAAGGTGGAAAGAAATAGAATCAAGTTGAGTGACATTGCCAGACGGTAAATATGGTATGACCATTTACTTGTATAAAAAGACTCATAAAATAACTGGGTTAAAATACCTAGGAAAAACTATATCAAAAAATCCGTATACCTATAAAGGATCGGGCAAACATTGGGTATACCATATCAAAAAACATGGATATGATGTTGAAACTGAAATTCTTAAAGAATGCTCATCAGAAAAAGAACTCAAATATTGGGGCAATTATTATAGTACTCTTTGGAATGTAGTAGAAAGTAAAGAATGGGCAAATCTCAAGCCCGAAGATGGAAATGGCGGCGGCATGGTAGCAGGCTCTGCTTCGGCCAAACAACATTCGGCTAAAATGATGGGCCACCCAAATTGGTTGAAGTTTCAAACAGAATCGGCTAAAACATTAATCAAAGAAGCACAGCAAGCGTTATTGTCTAAATTAACACCCGAAGAACTAAGTGCTCGTATGAAAAATTCTTGCAGTTCGCCCGCCAGTTGGACTCCAGAAAGAATTAAAAATATGCGTAAGGGGATGACTGGAAAAAAGAAAACTAAAACACCTAAATTATTAGCTTCACAAACTAAACATTGTGGAAAAACTTGGAAACTAATAGATGGTAAAAGAGTTTGGATGAATAAGGATAATGTATTGTGAGTCGTCGTTTAGAAGAACTATTTGACTTAGCCCCATCAACTACATCAAATTCCGATGTTGTTACCATTGATGAAACACGCACAGCATTGGCTGAAATAGATGATGCCTTAGACAAAATTGATGCTGCATTGCCCAGTGTGCGTGATCTAAACACCTCGGATTCCGAACTTGATAACATAGCAACAATGGCAACAGAAAGCTTTCAAAATCTCAGTGACCTTGGCATGAACATCGACAGCCGATATGCCGCAGAAATATTTGCTGTGGCCAGTACCATGCTTGGGCATGCCTTAACAGCCAAAACAGCAAAGCTAAACAAGAAACTAAAAGTTATTGAATTGCAATTGAAAAAAGCACGATTGGATCAAACAGCCACAGCGGAAGAACCAACAGAAACAGCCTCCGGGCAAGTGTTAAGCCGTAATGATTTATTGGAAAGACTGATAGGCAATCGGGATCAAAAGATTAAATCTGTATAAATAATCAATAGGAACCTATACATGAAAAACTTCAAAGAATATCTCGCAGAATCCGAACATGTGTATGATTATCGCATACGCATCGTGGGTGAAGTGAATTCGGAATTTATTAAAGAATTGGAAGGTAAATTATCCCAATTTGATGTGGTCAAGGCCACAAAACCCAAGACCACACCGGTGCAAAAAACACCGGCTGGCTTCCCTTCTCATGAAAATGATTCAGTGACCATAATGGATGTGTCATTCCGTTATCCAGCTATTGAACCACAGATCAAACAGATAGCACAGCTATTGGGACTTGATCCAAATCGTATCATTATGCAAACTGCCGCATACGATGACAGTATCAGTAAAGAAGCACAAGATATCGCAGCTCAAAATAAAGATTTACTAACGGATACAGATTATCCTGAACCTGATGACAAACAAAAAGCATTGAATAAAGATTATTCAGCAAATCCGTATGATCATGCAGTATTGAAAAATGAATATAAAAGCACCTTTACTGTGGCCGGGGGTCGTACACCTGCTGCAGAAACAACAAATGATTTACCCATGGGCAACACAAGCCCCATGACCAAAATGAAACGTCAACCCAAGCCTGCAACCGGCGCCAACCCCAGAGGATAATACAAAATGAATTTCTTTTACGATCTCAATAAAAAATTAAACAGCATTGGTGCCGCACCGGAATCTACTCAATTAAATGAACGTGATGAAGGCAAGCATAACAATGCTACCACTGGGTTCGCTGCATTGGCTAAAAAAGCCGGTAAGGAATATGGCAGCAAAGCAGCCGGGGAACGTGTTGCCGGTGCTGTACATGCCAAGATGGCTCGAGCCGGCAAGCTTGAAGAAGGGCATTGCTCAACTTGCAATTGCTCACCATGCACATGTAATGAAGGAAATGCATTCTCCGGAGCAGTAGTCAAAGCCAAACGTGACGGTATCCAACCTGGTGAAAAAGTCAAGGTTGGTGGTAAAACATATCCTGTGAAAGAGCAAGGTATGTCGGAAGCCAAGGGCAAGAAACCAGATTTCTTAGACTTAGACAAAGATGGCAACAAAAACGAGCCGATGAAAAAAGCAGCGGCTGATAAGAAAAATATAACCGAAGACCAGTTAGACCGTCTACTCAGGTCTGAAGCCCGGATAGACAAATTGAGCCCAAAAGCTCTTCAAGATTATGTCGATGACGCCCAGCAGAATTTCAACGAGATTGATAGACTCGCCAAAAGTGAAGGAATGGGCACTTACAAAAAGCGTAAAGCTGCCGAACCAGGTGATGAGTATTATCATCCTGATCATTGGACGACTACATCTCAAGACAAGCGAGTTGCCGGTCTTGAAAAAGCACGAGCTCGAGGCGTAGTTCCTAGCAAGCCAAATTTTGGCAAAAATATATCACAAAGCGAGCGAGATCGTGAAGACAGCCGTACTCCCCCGGGGATGATGAGAGAGCAAGAACGCAAAACCACACACGGCACTGAAGTAACCAAAGGCAACATAACAACACATACTCGCAACTATGAGCCTGATGTTGAAGATGACGACGACGTTGATGCAGAACCACGCAAAGCTGGTCGCCCAAAAGGCACAAAACATGCCACCGGTGCTCGAGGCCCAGGCGCCAACAGCAAGTTACTACAGTTAAAAGCCATCAGGGAAGAGGGTGATACATGTCCACATTGCGGTGCTAAGAAAGTTGTTGACGAACGCTCTGTTAGCCAAGCACAAGCTCATATGATGGCCGGAGCAGCTCACAATCCTAAGTTTGCAAAAAAAGTAGGTGTTAAACAATCTGTGGCAAAAGAATTTAACAAAGCCGACACAGGTAAAGACATCGGCAAACTTCCAAAGAAAGTTAAAGAAGCTGATGCAGCACCTGCTGCTGAAAAAGCACCAAGTAATAAGTATGGATTTGGTAAAGGCATTTACGACAGTCTTAATCGCCAAGTTGATAATTTAATCACAGAGGGTATGAGCGTTACTGTTAACATGTCAACAGATGACACCGGCCAACCACACAAAGATATCACTGTGCATGCTGATGGTGATGATGCTGCTAAACTTGCCGAATTGCTTAACTTGGCTGGCATACATCAGTCTGAACAATCATGTTCCAGTTGTGGCCAGAGCCCATGCGATTGTGGTGGTCAAATGGTAGATGAGAACTCTCCAAGCAATGAACCAGATCCAGTGTTTGCGTCAGTTGATCAAGTTGCAGGACCAAACACTGGTGGCGGCATTGACGGGCCGCACACAGAGAGAAATGAAAACAATCCCGGAGATAATCCAATGTCGTACGAGCATCCTACGCCCAATCAAAAGGGGTATATGCCTGGTGCGACAAATACCTATAATGAAAGTAAACAAGCTGATCTGGGTATGAGCTTATACAAAGAATTACAACAGTTTAAAGGAAAATAAAGATGGCTCAGGCTAATGTCTATACGTCAGTGTCTCAACAAACCTGGTATACTGATAAATGTTTGATCAGCACCGGAACTACAGCAGTTAGCTATAATGTAACCTTGGCAACTGCGTTTACTTCTAACATTTACAGTAATTCTGTGCAAATACCACCCAGCACTTATGACTATGTGTATGTGGGTGTTGGGAATCAAATTACTATTACCGGCGTAAACTTCACCGCGTCCGAAGCAGGCACAGCCACTTCAGGCATAGTAAATTCCTAATTACCAGATTAATATCGATATATTAGAATAAATTTTAATGGCGAATCCACCTCCACCATACGACAACATCACAGGCATTTCACGTGCAGTAATGAAAGACAATGCACAAGAAACCATTGGCGATTATAATGGCGTTGCTAGACCCAGTGAACTGGTAGTCAATCAGCTCACACAAGATCTTTATGTGGGCAACACCAACGGCAATTTAAATTTAGTAGCATACGGCACTGGAGTCACTGCCACTACAACATTTAACCCACAATGGACTGATGGATCAGGCACATTTGCTGGCGGCACTGCCACAGCCAATTATATACGCATGGGTCCGCTGATGTTTATACATGTATACTTTGATTTCACGGGTGTTACTAACTTTGGCATCTTGGGCTATCAAATTACTTTGCCAGTCCCCGCAGTGAATACTTTTAGACTTGGTGGTGGCACACTACATCAAACAGCTGGAGCTGGTTCTCCGGCTCAGTATCACATTGCTGGTATTTGTGACGCCGCTATCAGCGCCACAGTAATGAACTTGTTTTATTCTGGCAGCACCACTGACCTGGTGTGGAAATTCAACACCCCGGCCACTGGTGCCTGGCAATCAGGAGCACACTTTGATATCTCGGGTACTTACCAAATAGCATAACATGAAAAAACTACTACTACTCTTACTCATTGTGCCTTGTCTAGCTCTAGCACAACCCAAACAACGACCTGGTGTAACCTATGACGCCGTGATCACCAGAGTCATAGACGGTGACACAGTGGCTTTTCAAGCAGACTTTTTGCCTGCACCACTCAAGAAAGAACTCAGTATCAGAGTGTTTGGCGTTGATACTCCTGAAAAAGGATTCCGTGCTCAGTGCCCAAGTGAAGCACAGTGGGCAACGTTGGCCGGAACCAGTGTAATCACTTCATATCCATCTGTAGCAAGTCCGGCAATTCCAACATCTCCGTCGGTTATTTTTACAATAAATCAAGTTGGTTAATAGATCTATTTAATAAATTATAGTTAGCAAGTTTTCTACGTATAAATAGTTGTCACAAGGAGTTATCCATGAAACTTATATTTGTTGCATTAATGTTATTGGCCACCACAGCATCAGCCGCCGGTCCTAATCTAATGATCTGCCGAGGTGAATACGCCCTTTGCGCAGCATCCAGCACAAAACCCACGGGAAAAACCATCACAGTGGCCGGCACAGAGTTCAAAGAAGGTGTGGCAGTTTGCCCAGTACTAAATGGCAAGAGCATTGCCGACGGTAATCTTATGAACAATTCATGCAAGTCCCCAAAGGGCAAAGTATGGAGTCTGTTCAGTGCTGAAACCAGCTACCCACAAGCACCAACCTGGGCAGTGACCACTGCGGTGATACGCACCTTTACCAGCACCGCAGCACCTGGTGGCGGCATGAGCAACATGTGGAGTTTTCCATGTGTCAAGCGTAAAGAAAAAGTCAATGGTGCAAAATTAGCAGATTGTTTTGGTCCAATGAACGAAAGCCCATGGAATGCCACAGCAGTTCCAGCAGGTACAACAATAGGAACAGCATCACCAGTTGGTGCAAATGATCCAGTTGGCGGACCGTTTACTAAAACATTCCCATAATATAACATGAAAATCATACTGTTTGTACTTTTATTTCTTCCCTTTGTAGCTCAAGCTCAGATTAATAAACTGTGCCCTGAGTTTACAGCGCACGGAGCACCACACTACAAAGCACAACCCGGTGATCAGGAATTATGCAAGACCAATTATGCAGTTATACATCGTTGTGATGTCAAAGCACCGGTAGCAGTGTTCGAACATTTAACTAAAGCAGGTATCACCGGGCCCAGCAAGCGTAAAGATAATTTCCGCCCAGATCCCGATGTTACCGCAGAATGTCAAGCACATTTAGCTGACTTTGCTATCTTGGGTAAAACACACGACCGTGGCCATATGGCTCCGGCCGGTAACAATACGCAAAATGATGCCATAATGAGTGAAAGTTTCTTCCTAAGCAATATGGTGGCACAAGTTGCAAATAACAATCGTGGTGCCTGGAAGCAATTAGAAACTTGGGAACGAGATTGGGCATTAGCCGGTGGTGATTTTTATGTCATCTCCGGAGGAATTTTTGATCAAGGTCACCAAGTGGTGGGCAATGGGTTAGGTGTACCAACCCGATTGTATAAGATAATATTTGATAAACAAAAAGGCACAGGGGTCGCTTATCTTATGCCAAACGCTCCGCTGCCAGTTGAAGATTTGCCCAAGTATCAAGTTACCATTACAGATGTAGAAAAAGAAACAGGTATAAATTTCAATCTAACTGCACCCAAGGCCAAGAAATAATTCCAAACACCATGAGTACAGCATGACTGATTCGTTCTTTTGTGCTGCACCATGGCGTGGCCTGCATATCAATCCACGTGGTGATGTAAAGACTTGCTGTGCCGGCGATCCTAATATGCTGGGTAATCTCAACACACAGAGCATACAGGAAATACTGCAAGGGTCGGTCATGCAAGAGATACGGCAAACACTACGGCAAGGACAAGCACACAAATATTGCTATAACTGTGTGCAAGCTGAAAGATATGGTCGCAGCGAACGTGATTGGCATAACAGTATCAGCCCAGAATTTAACTCAGCAATGGCAACAGATACGGAGCATATCCCCACGCTGATAGATGTGCGTTGGAATACCACCTGCAATCTAAGCTGTAACTATTGTGGTGATAAGTGTAGTTCAAAATGGGCAGCACTAAAGAACATCCCGTTTAAATCTGGTGCTCGTCCGTATTACCAACAGGTGTGTGAGTATCTTGCTGCCCATCAAGAACACATACGTGAAGTTGCGTTGGTTGGTGGAGAGCCATTGTTGCTGCCAGAAAACGAACGCTTGCTGGATGTAATACCTGTAAATTGTAAAGTCACCTTGATTACCAATCTCAGTGTAGAATTAGATACAAACAAAATATTTAAAAAGCTTGCTCAACGTCGCAACGTAAGTTGGTCAATTAGCTTAGACAACACTCATCAAAGATTTGAATATGTGCGTTATGGTGGCAGTTGGGATCTAATAGAAAAAAACATACAAAAACTCAAAGCATTGCGAACTGTTCAACATCGCGTCGGTATACATGCAGTATACAACGTATATAATGCCACACGATTGATGGAATTACGGACGTGGGCACGTGATCAACACATTGATATAACGTGGCAAAGTTTATTCCAACCAGAATATCTTGACCCGCTACGTCTTGGAGATAAAATTAAACGATTAGCGCATGCAGAACTTGTGCAAGTATTGGCCCAGAAAGATCTAACAAGCAACGAGCGTGGATTCTTTGCACAAGCAGAAAAAAATTATACAGAAGTAGCATATCCCTCATTGCTATTACAATTGAACGATCATATTGCAGAGATCGAAAGTGTTTATCATCAAGACCAAAAAGATAAGTTTGCACAGTTATGGCCGGAGTTAAATACTAAATGATTAAACCATCTCCAGACAGCGTATTAGTTAAGTCACCACACAAACGACAATCATTTACCGATCAGGAATTGACTGAATTTGTAGCTTGTGCAGATTCCGTCACCGGTCCGGCTTACTTCCTTGACAATTTCTTCCACATCCAACATCCCACACGTGGCAAGATGCAATATCATGCATTTGATTATCAAAAGAAACTGATCGATACATATCATAATTATAGATTCTGTATAGCAATGATGCCGCGCCAGACAGGGAAGTCGACTTCGGCAGCCGGGTATTTGTTATGGTATGCAATGTTTATTCCAGATTCCACCATACTAATTGCCGCACACAAATATACCGGCTCACAAGAAATCATGCAACGTATTCGTTTCGCATATGAACTTTGCCCAGATCATATACGTGCAGGAGTAGTTAGCTACAACAAAGGAAATATTGATTTTGAAAATGGTAGCCGGATAATCTCAACCACCACCACAGAAACAACTGGTCGAGGTATGAGTATTTCCTTGTTATACAGTGATGAGTTTGCCTACGTTCGTCCTACCATTGCTCGTGAATTCTGGACTTCAATATCGCCAACATTGGCCACAGGTGGTAAGTGTATTATCACAAGCACGCCAAACTCAGATGAGGATCAATTTGCCTTGTTATGGAAGGGAGCCAATAAATGTGAAGATGCATACGGTAATCCCACTCCCCTGGGGGTAAATGGATTTAAAGCATTTAGAAGTTACTGGAATGAACATCCCGAGCGTGATGACGCGTGGGCAGCTCAGCAATTGGCTGCGTTGGGCGAGGATCGCTTCAGAAGGGAGATGGGATGTGAGTTTCTTATCGATTCTGAGACTCTGATCGCACCGGCTAAACTGTTTGATCTTGAAGGTATTGAACCATTATATACAACAGGGCAGGTGCGTTGGTATAAAAAACCCCGAGCTGGCAGTATATACGTGGTTGCTCTTGATCCCAGTCTCGGTACAGGGTCCGATCCTGCAGCTATACAAATATTTGAAGCCGGCACAACAGAACAAATTGGTGAATGGCGCCATAATAAAACCACCATCCCTGAACAGATACGTATTTTGGTAGGAATTTGCAGTCACATAAACGAAGCGGTCAAAGACACCAACAGTATCTATTACAGCATAGAAAACAATACAATTGGCGAAGCTGCACTGATCAGTATTGCAGAATACGGTGAGCAGAACATACAAGGGTATTTCCTCAGCGATACAAGTGGTCCGACCAACAGAAGATTCCGTCAAGGATTTAATACAACAGCCAAGAGTAAATTGGTGGCATGTAGCAAACTAAAGAATCTAATAGAGAGTGGACGAATGAAGATTGTAAGTCGTCCACTTGTAAGCGAATTTAAAACATTCGTGGCGCATGGATTAAGCTACGCCGCTAAACCAGGCGAAACCGACGATCTAGTAATGGCCACAGTATTAAGTGTGCGTATGATGCAATTATTGCAAACATATCATCCAGAAATGGATGTAAGAATGAGAGATTTTGCTGATAATATTATTGAACCAATGCCGTTTATTTCTATGAGTAGAGGCTAAATACTGCATGGCTACTAACACACCTTCTAAAAAACTCTATGATCTATTGGTTACTAAGAATTATCCTGACTTAGAATTTTATGATACTAAGACTGGGCAACCACCTGTTGAAGGCTTAGCCGATGCTGATCTGTTTACCTTTAAATGGACACCAAGCAGTGGTAAAAATTATGGCACAGCAACAATATTATTTGGCGATGAAAATAATCTAAAATTTTACTTTGGAGACAACTTAGCTCGAGGTATTGAAGATCCAACAGACAAACAAGAATTATATGATTTCCAACATCAACTTAAACAATTTGCAACAGCACATAGGTTAGATTTTGACCTAGATGATATCTCTAAATTAAAATATGCACTTGCTGGCCAAGCTAAAATGACAGAAAGCATATTTGAAGGTTGGAACGGAACAAAGACCACCAGCTGGACCGATCGCCCCGATGCAGTACGTCTTATGATCCGTCATCAGCGTCCGCTTGGTGAAGGTGATGCTCGTCACCGTTATATTGAAAGCTTGTTTGTAGAAACAACAGATGGAGAGAGATATAAGCTGCCATTTAAAAAACTAGCAGGTGGCCGTGCCATGGTAGAACATGTGCGTCAAGGTGGTCGACCATATGATCCACGCGGACAACATATAGCGGAAATGGTGGAAGAACTTAATGTATTGTCAAGATTTCGCCGCGCCAACCATGGACGTATATTTGAAGGTGAGGCCAATGTTCTGGTTACAGAAACACAAGCTTATTATGAAACTCTTCGTCATGCAATGAAGAGTATAGCAAGTGGTCGTGGATATCAAAATTATTTTGAATCGTGGAATCCGGCAGCTATTACAGAACAGAACATCATGATCGACGATATAAAAAAGATGTTTGTAGAACAAAGCATAGACAGCAGGATAGAGCAAGCTCTGCCCATGCTGGTAAAAATTAAACAAGGGCATGATATGAAACAAGCAGATATATTTGAAGCATGGGTAGATGAAATAACTGAAGGCGATCAATCGTCAGACAGCTTGTTACACACAGAAGAACAGCAAGATGAATTGGTAGAATTACTTTCGAAAGAATTACCAGTTGGTGCTTATGCTGCAAATACTGCACCGGTGATGGACTTGCTGGTGAATGCACCTGAAGATTGGCTTGATGATTTAACGTCTGAGCTGAAAGAATTGGCTGAAACAGATCCAGATGCCGATGCACGTCAAGTGATTACGGATCGTTTGCAAGAACTTGCAAAAGATGCCAATATAATTTCAGTCCTTAACCGGCTTGAATCTGATCAAGAACCAACTTATCAAGATCCCGATGCGGATGCAGACGAACCTGATCAAGAACCAACTTATCAAGATCCCGATGCGGATGCAGACGAACCTGATCAAGAACCAACTTATCAAGATCCCGATGCTGATGACAAGCAGTTTGATGATATTGATGAAGATACCGGCAGCATGTCTCGTATTATGGAATTAGCCGGACTTGATGGAGATGATCCAGATATGGAAAATGATGAAATGGGTGGTCAGGGTGATTCCGAAGATGAAATGGCCGGGATTGATCAAGATTACATCGATGCCGAAGCAAGGCGCAACAGTCCGATGGGTGAAGGGTTGAAAGGACAATTAGACGAGGTGTTAGGTGCTATTTTGAGAGGTGCAGGGCTTCTAGCAAAAGGCCCAGGTGGCAGGGCAGGAGCAGGAACAGCTCTGGGATACGCAGCTGGATCAGCCGGCGGAGCATCATCACAATCTACACCAACCACCACGCCTAGTCTTGATCATTATACAATCGATACCAGTGCAAAAATGGAAAACAAAGATCCAGAACAATTAGATGAAATATTACCGGTAATAGCAGGCATTGCAGCTAATGCAGTCGCCGGTGCTGCAATGGGTGGATCAGCTACACCACCACCATCTGCTACACCAAGTCTTCCCAATCAAACAATCAACACAGGTGCAACAGTGGAAGAAGGTGTCTGCAATGAATGCGGTATGTATGGTATGCATGAATCAAATTGCTCACTTGATGAACAGTTTATTCTTGAAGGTAAATTTAAAGAAATGTCGATGGATTTAGAAGCACTATCCGATGCCGAATTTAAAACCAAATATAAGATGTCTAAAGAAGAAGCACAGGAAGAATCCAAAATCGAGCCGGACGAGGTCAAAGAAGATAGTTTGATTAGAATGCGTCAGCTATCGGGTATTTTAATTCGGTAATAAAAATAAACATTAGGCGACATTAAGGCATAAATAAATTTGACAAGGGCACATGGAACATGTATAATTGTTTCATGTGTTGTTGTATAGGCAGCAACACAAGGCAAAATACTTACATAGTAAGTTTAGGCATTACATAGGCATATTACAAGGAGAAATTATTATGGCCTCATTAGCAGAAATTCGCGCACGTTTACAGGCAGCAGATACAAAAACCGGTTCTTCAACCGGCGGTGGCGATCAAGCCATTTACCCACATTGGAACATTGAGGAAGGTGCAAGCGTAACAGTCCGCTTCCTTCCAGATGGCGATGCAAAAAACACATTCTTTTGGGCAGAACGCGCAGTAATTAAACTGCCATTTGCCGGTGTTAAAGGCGAAACCGACAGCAAACAAGTACAGGTGCAAGTTCCATGCATGGAGATGTGGGGCGAAGCTTGCCCGATCCTAACCGAAGTCCGTCCATGGTTTAAAGATAAGAGTCTCGAAGATATGGGTCGTAAATATTGGAAAAAACGCAGCTATATTTTCCAAGGCTTTGTTCGTGAGAATCCGCTTGCGGATGACAAGACACCTGATAACCCAATTCGGCGTTTCATTATTGGTCCTCAGATCTTCACCATCCTTAAGGGTGCGTTGATGGATCCGGAACTGGAAGAACTGCCAACCGATTATACACATGGTCTTGACTTCCGTATGACCAAGACCACTAAAGGTGGCTATGCAGACTACAACACCAGCAAGTGGGCACGTAAAGAGTCTGCGCTGACAGAAGCAGAGCAAGCAGCTATTGCTGCACATGGCCTGTTCACATTGGCAGACTTTTTGCCAAACAAGCCCGGTGCTGCTGAACTCAAAGTCATCAAAGAGATGTTCGAAGCAAGTGTAGAAGGGCAAAGTTACGATGCCGAACGTTGGGCACAGTATTATCGCCCAGCTGGTGCAGCCGCGCCAGCAGCTACAGCCAACACAGCAGCAAAGGCAGCACCAGCGGCAGTAGAAGCTGATGTTGAGGAAGATGCTCCGGTGCAAGTACCAGCAAAAGTTTCCAGTCAAAAAGCTGAAGACATCCTGGCATTGATCCGCGCACGGCAGAAGTCGTAAGTTAATATCTGTAATAACACAGGGGAGAAATCCCTTGTGTTTTCTTACCATCGATAGCAGCACGAACACTAATACAAATTAATAGAAAAGGAAAAACAATGAGTCGTCCGTTTGATGTAAGCAAGTTTCGTCGAGAGATAACCAAGTCAATCGAAGGATTGAGTATTGGATTTAATGATCCAACAGATTGGGTTAGCACTGGTAACTATGCACTGAATTATCTCATCAGTGGTGATTTTAATAAAGGTATTCCACTTGGTAAGGTAACAGTCTTTGCCGGCGAAAGTGGTGCAGGAAAAAGTTATATCTGTGCTGGCAATATCATCAAACACGCACAACAACAGGGCATCTTTGTGGTGCTTGTTGATTCAGAAAATGCACTTGATCATGCATGGCTCGAAGCATTAGGAGTTGATACTTCAGATTCAAAACTGCTAAAACTCAGCATGGCAATGATTGACGATGTAGCCAAGACCATAAGCACATTTATGGCAGACTATAAAACACTGGCCGATGGCGATCGTCCAAAAGTTCTATTTGTGATCGACAGTCTTGGTATGCTGCTGACACCAACTGATGTGAATCAATTTGAAGCAGGAGATATGAAGGGTGACATGGGGCGTAAACCCAAAGCACTGACTTCGTTGGTTCGTAACTGTGTTAATATGTTTGGCAGTTATAATGTAGGGCTTGTTTGTACTAACCACACGTATGCCAGCCAGGACATGTTTGACCCCGATGATAAAATTTCAGGTGGTCAAGGCTTTATCTATGCCAGTAGTATTGTGGTAGCAATGAAGAAACTCAAGCTTAAAGAAGATGAAGATGGTAATAAGATTTCAGATGTCATGGGTATCCGCGCCGCCTGTAAGGTAATGAAAACACGCTATGCTAAACCATTTGAAGGTGTTCAGATTAAGATTCCGTATGAGACAGGCATGAATTTGTACAGCGGGTTAACAGACTTGGCAGAGAAAAAAGGTATGCTGAAGAAAGAAGGTAACAGTTTAGTATTTGTTACTAGCACTGGTGAAATTATTAAACAATTCCGTAAAAAATGGGAAAGCAATGAAAACGGTTCTCTTGATAAAGTAATGGAGGATCTCAAAAATAGAAAAGCCGAGGTAAGTACAGCTGAACCACCAACAGCGCCTGAGGAGGAATAAACGATGTCAGCAGAATTATCTTACGAAATTTGGGCAGAGCTTAAACATCACATCAATGTAGTTGATGTAAGTTCTGCAGCCAGCAGCATGATTGCAATCTTGGTTGACAATGATATAGATGCAGATGAAATACGTGCCGCTTTTAAAAGTGATACAGATATCAAACGTGCATTAAAACAATATCTCGATGACGAAGTGGCAGAAGAAGATATAGACCCAGACGATTTTGACGAAGATGACGAAAATAAAGATGATGATTAATGATTGACAAGTATTTTCCGATACGTACAGCCACTTCATGCCAGCTTAAATGGAATTGGAGTACTATACATTTATACGTTGGTGATACAAGGTCCTGCCATCGTGTTAGCGGAAACGTAATAACTGCAGATACATTTGATACATTTCATAATACCCCTAAAAAACTAGCCGATAGAGCTCTTATGCTTAATGGGGAATGGCCCAAAGGTGGATGCGAATATTGTCAACAAATCGAAGAAGCAGGCGGGTCAAGCGATAGAATGTTTCATCTTGGTATTCCAAATTTAGTCCCCAATGAGTTAGATTCTAACCCACTGGCAACAGAAGTAACTCCTGCTATACTAGAAGTGTATTTTGATAATGTATGTAACATGAGTTGCTTGTATTGCTGGGACGGGTTTAGTAGTAAAATACAGCAAGAAAATAATAAATTTGGAAAGTTTGAACAGTCAGGCATAGTAATTAAAAATAATGCCACTAAAGTTAATAATATCTCTGCATTAACTGATCAATTATGGAAATGGATGAAACAGCATGGACATAAATTACAACGTTTCCATGTGTTAGGTGGCGAGCCATTTTATCAGCATCAATTTGATTATTGTTTGGAATTTTTTGATAAGAATCCTTGTCCTGATCTTGAATTCAATGTTGTAAGCAATTTAATGATATCATTAGCTCGTTTGGAACAGTATGTTGATAAAATAAAAAAATTACTTATAAATAGAAAACTAAAACGGTTTGATCTTACTGCTAGTATTGATTGT